TTGTTTACGCCTACCAATACATTAAGTATTTCGTGCTTCTGCATTTCTAAAGTTCCTAAGTCTTGCTTAATTTCTGCAATTTTAGTTTGTTGCTCCCTAACTTCTTCTAACTCTTTTTCAGTTATATTCATTATATTAAATTAAATTTGATTATACTCTATTTATTATTACCTAAAGTTTTCCATTTTTCTGCTCCTCTTGAACCAAAGTAAGCAACGTATACTGTTGTAGTTAAAGTTTGTAGTAAATTAACCCAACCAGTATCTACAGAGAAACTAGCGGCTTCAATACTATCAACCCATATTAAAGCTACGGTCATTAAGGTTAAAAATATTAATGACATTGGCCTAGTATTTTTAGATAGCCACGAATCAGATTTCATATCAGCAGCCCAACGCTTACTAACCTCTTTCATTTCTACCGTGTCTTGGTCTATAAGTCTCAAAGCTTCTTCTTTATCTTCAACGGATATAGATTCATCTTTAGATATTAAATTCTTTACAATACCAAGAGCACCGTTGGTAGGTAATATATCACCAACCATATCTAAAATCCCAGGAGCTTTGTTTTTTAAAAACGCAGCTATCTTAGTGTCCTTAAATTTCTTTTTCATAATAACTACTTAGGTTTAAACATTATATTTGTTATCTTTATATTTGGTTTTTGATTTGCTGTAAGCTTCCTTTTCCCAAGGAGAGTTCTTTGGACTAGCCATAGCTATCTTACTATCGCTCTTAGAGTAAGTCTTACCCTTCCAGTATATATTGTTTTCATCGTAATCTAAATCACCTCTAGACATTTGATTAATATGCACCATCTCATGGTCAATAACTTCCTTATGAAACTTAGGGTCTAACTTACTGTTGACCACTATAGTTCCATTATTATTGCTTTGCCCAAGGATACCTTCACCTAAATCAGATTCATAGGTAGGTACTGGTTCTTTTACATAAGGAGGTGATTGTAGTTTAAACGCCATAGTTATTTCATATGTTTACCAATTTGACTTCCGCACATTTTAATTCCGCTTGATGTAGATGATTTACCAGAACCCATTGAGGTTCCTGAACTTTGCATATAAATTTTAGCTCTATTATTGCTGTTTTCATTTTCATAATCAATCTTAGCATCATTAGATAATTGTGTTTTTGATGCGTCTATTCTTTTTTGGTGTTCAGGAGAAGGTATTCCTCCTGTTGTCTTTACGCTCGATGCTGCTTCATTTTGAGCATTAGATAATCCTTGGTTGTAATCTCTAGTATTCCTATTATCCGTAATCCTATTAACTGCATCAATGTCTTGAGCAGATCCAAATGTTTTAAATAATTTTGAATCTAAAAACTCGTCATTTTCATATATTGCCATAATTATTTAGTTGAAGCACGGTCATCAATAGGCATATACTTTAAATCAGCACTCATATTCATGCCGCTACCTTTCATATGCTTCGATATACTACAACCTGCTTTCATATTAATACCACTACCCATAGATGTTCCTGACATATAAAGGTTAGACTTCATAGAAGGGCCTTCTCCAGCAGCTTCCTTTACTGCCATCTTCTTTTCATATCGACCTTCTTTAGTGTTTCCGTCTACAATAGCGTTACGAGCGTAATCCTGTGAGATTCTTTTTCTTGACTTATTCATATCTATTATTTATTTATTTACTATTAACAATTCCATCTTCTTCTTGCCGCTAATCCTCTCTCGCCTTTCCAGCTCTTTGACCTAGCACAAAAAGATTTTCTTCTACCAGCATCCTTACTACCCGCCTTAATTTTAGATGGGTCTTTAGTTACTGCCGTCTTCAACTTACTTCCAGGATTATCCTTTCTGTATTTTTTAACACCCTTAGTAGTCATTCCACCACCTGCGTCAGTACCTGTGCCTGTAGGGTTTGCTTTATTGTAGTAACCTAAAGACTTCTTCTTTGAAGGGGCTGGAGGCTTACTCTTAGCTAAGAAAGGGCTATTAGGTTGCAAGTAAGTCATACTTCTAAACTTTTATATTTAGTCTTACCATTTTCTTTATAAGCCCTTATCTTTATACCTCTATTTTCTTCTTCAGAAACATAAGATACATGAAGCCAGCTTGGATTTTCATCTGAACCAAACTCCCATATCATTTGATCAAAAGATAAATTATTCTTAATAAACTCGTACATTTCTGCATTAGTCTTATGTCCGTAAGAATCGTCTAAATCAAAAGCTTCACCCTTACAATGCTGAGAAGTAAAACTTCCCTTAAGTGCTCTGTTAAGTTCTTCGCACCTAAAAAAACTATTAATTCTTATAGGGCCGCCTACGAACTCTCTAAGAGGTTCAAATACTTGTTCCGACAGTAACGACATGTTAAGTATTTGAGTGGCATTAGGGCTGTTGTCTATGTTCATACGGGTTGCCGTAGAACTTCTCACACCTTCCTCATATGATACATGCTTACTTATTCTCATGCTTTTTCTTTTTATAAAAATAAGTCCACTTATATGAAGTGTACGCTATTGTTAAGATTAACAAAAATATTTTTAATATTACTTCTATATCGGTTAATGTCATAAACATTACGATAGTGCTAAGTAGACATACCTTCAAATCTGTTACGTCCATTAGTTCATGCCTAATCCACCCGTACCCTTAGCTATCTTTGTAATAGGGCCAGGTATATAAGCCGCTGCATTATGAGCTAATAGCTTGATGCCATTTGCGCCACTGCTAGACCCCTTGCCTTTCGGCATAGAGTCTAGATCTAAAGGGCCATCCCAGATAGCATCACTTCCTTGCTCTGGGGCATATAATCGTTTTCCTTTTTTCATAATTATTATTATTTATTTATAGCCTTGAGATTTTCTAAAAAGTATTAGTTCAGCTTTTCTTTCAGCATTTAGACGGCCATTAGTTGCATTTCGAATCATATCATTTGTAATTCCTAAACCCTTTGGCTTTGGCTTTGGCTTTGGCTTTGGCTTTGGCTTTGGCTTTGTATTAGCTTTAACTCCAGTGCTTTTCTTAATACCCTCCTGAATGAATGTACCAAGAATAGATTTATTAACATCAGATTTAAGAAAACTAGTTTTGCCATCAGACTTCATAACTCCTTTAGAATCACTTGGCTTACCTACGGTAGGCTTGTTGATATCAGAGTTCATAATTCCAAAAGACTTACTTGGCTTACCTACAGTAGGATTATTAGCTACTTTTTCCTTAACTACTTTTTTCTTAGGGGTTGACTTATTCATTCCTGAATCCTCATAAAATCTGAAGTTGTCTGCCTTTTTTATAGGCTCTCCTCCAGGTGTTTCTGAAAATCCTCTTGCTTTATTAGCAGCACTGGTAGCAGCAGCAGCAGCTTTAGCTTTAGCAACGGCATCAGCAGCTTTAGATTTCTTACCTTTTACAGCACCAGCTATCTTATTTGCAATTATACCAATAGCAGTTCCTGTTTGAGTACCTTTGCTCCCAGCAAGACCACTTAAAACGCCAGAGTCAACACCTTTTTTAGCTGACTTTCGCTTTTCTCTTTTTGTAGGCTCTGCTTTTGTCTCTGGAGCCTTCTTTATTAAACTCACAGGCTTAGATGTCATTTTTTTTTCTATATTACTACGCTCAGGTGTATTCGTTTCCGCATATCCTAATCCTATTGATTTAAAAGCCTCAGCCTGTGGATTACCTTTTTCGCTAGTAGCATTAAGGTTTGCCTTTAATGACTTTGCGTATATCATTGATTTTGTCTTGTAACCCATTTTTATTTATTTATTTATAATGATTTATCGTTGTTTACGTTTTTAATTGATTTTATAAGTACCTTGTCTGTGTACTTCTTACCCTTCATAATTGAGTTACGTTTAGTGCTGGTAGGTATATCCTCATCCCCTAACATAATTCTATATATTCTACTTATAAGCTGCTTTCCTTTAAACGAGACCTTGTATATATTAGATTTAACTGTAGTCCTATTCCTAGCTGAAAACAATGTTATCCAGCCATTATCCTTTAGCTTAGACCACCTTCTAGTATCCCAGCTATAGGAATAAGAACCATCTATAAAATCAAGTCTGTTAAAAAGACCAACACAATCTAGATATATTAATAACTCTAAATCTGCACTGTTCAACCCATTGTTCTTGCAAGCCCATTGTCGTATTATCCGATAATGCTTTAATAGGTGTAAGTCTCGTACATCGCTGGCCTCTAACTTTCTCATAAAACTACAACAACATCAAATTCTTTGATGACCTTATACATAGTCTTGTCAACTTCCATGTCAAATCCAGCGTGTCTATCGTAGTATATGGTATCACCATCAGTGACACCTTCAACTAGAGTGCCTATGGTTTTAACCTTAGCCTCCCTGTATCTTATATCGTCCCTATGATTTTCAGCTAATAACAATCCTCCCTTGGTAGATACCTCACCTTCTTTAACTGGCTCTATTAGTATATATTTTCCTACTGCTCTCATGCTCTTAAGTTATTAATTACACAATCAGTAGCTAGTATTGTATTCGCTACAGAGGCAGCATTCTTCAAAGCACTTTTAGTTACCAGCAAAGGATCTACTATTCCTGCGCTAATCATATTTACCATTTTTCCTGTAACCACATTGTATCCCTTACCTTCAACTTTAGGTGCTTCAAAGTCTTGCATACCTGCATTTTCCATTATAATATTGAATGGTGCTCTAAGAGCTTTTAGCAATATTTCTTCACCCAAGCCCTTAGCTTTAATTTTATCACTAGCATTTAATAGGGCTATTCCACCACCTGGAAGTATACCTTCTTTGATAGCCGCCTTAGTTGCACATATTGCATCCTCAACCCTATCACTTTTTTCTTTTAGCTCAACCTCTGAGTTAGCACCAACTTTAATAACACCAACTTTGCCCGCAAGCCTCGAAAGCCTTTTTTCAAGTTGAATCTTTTTAAAGGGAGCATTCGTTTCTTTAAGCTGTAAATTAATCTTTTTAATAAGATTGTCAACGTCATCATTAACGCCTTCAGTTTGTAAGATAGTTTCTTCATTGTCTGTAGTTACCTTTAAACATGTTCCTAAATAATCTGATTCAATCAGATCCATATCGTCCCCTAATTCTTCATTTATAACCTTAGCCCCAGTTAATGCAGCGAAGTCTTCTAGTATCTGCTTTCTGTTTATACCGTAATCTGGTGCGTCAACTATATTAGCCTTAATATTACCCTTCATGGCATTCATTGCCAATGCTGTAATTACTTGTTCGTCTGCATCACCAATTATAAGTAGTTCTTTTTTTTCCTTGATAATATACTCAAGTATGCTTTGTATCTTTCTTACGTTAGGTATCTTATCTTCTACTATAAGTACCAGTGGATTATTTAACTCGCAAGTACCCTTTTCTTTGTTGTTCACAAAGTGCATACTTTTAAGACCCTTGTTTAAGGTAGCTCCGTCAACTATTTCAGCGGTTGTCTTCTCATCGTTAGATATCTCCATACTAACCACCCCGTTATCACCAACCTTTTCAAATGTACTGGCTATAACCTCGCCTAAGTACTTGTCATTGTTGGATGATATTGTGGCTACATGGTTAAGCATAGAACCCTCTACGGATTTTGCTTTGTTCTCCAAGTAACAGATTACCTTCTCAACAGCGGAATTTATACCATCCCTGATTTCTCTAGAATTATAATCCTTTGTATTGAAAGCCTCCTTTAGTATAGAGTGTGCCAGCACCGTAGCCGTTGTTGTTCCATCGCCAGCTTCTTTTACGGTTTGCCTAGCTGCTTCCTTTAGAAGCGTTGCACCCATGTTTTCTACAGGATCTAGTAGCGTAATTAAATCTGCTACAGTTACACCATCCTTTGTTATTAATGGTTTGCCAGATGCATCCTCAAGCATAACACATTTACCGCTAGCCCCTAATGTAGAGCTAACGGCACGTGTTAATTTTGATACACCTTCAAACACTTTATTTTTACCTTCGTCTCCGAAGTTTAAATTCTTAACGATTCCGTCAGACATATTTTATTAGATTAGATTAGATTATATTGTTACTCTTTTGACCTAGAGATGAGGTTTTATACTGAAAGAGCTGCTGTTTTATACCAAATAGAAGCTGTGTCTGCTGCTACAAGAGGAATAGTAAATGAAGTTGATGATGCTCCTACAGTTTGAGCAGCAATAACTAATGTATCCCCTGTTTTATAACCCTTACCTTCAACATTGATAGTTATAGATGTAACTGTTGTTGCGTTAGCCATTACAATAGTAGCTTTAGCTCCAGTTCCAGCTCCACCTGTTAAAGCTACACCTGTATAAGTTCCAGCAGTTGCACTAGATACAGAACTTGGAGTGCCAGCTAATACAGTACCAACTTCTAAAGTTCCAAATGAGTTTTCACAAACGTATATTTTATGGTCTGCCAAAACATATAACATGTCACCTTTTAATCCAGTTGTTGTAGCTGGGGCAGCCGCTTGAATTTTTGCAAATCCTGCGATGTCATTGATTTTTACTCCTTGGTTATTTGTTCTTGCATTCTTTGGTTGTAAGTCTGTTCCGCTATCAAAACCACTAAATACCGTGTTTAAATTAATTACTTCTTGTCCCATTTTTAAATTGTTTTTGTTGTTTAAGTTTTATGTGTATAGGTGTATTGTTACCTATTTTATTATTTATTTACTTTATTATATAGATTTTCCATCTGTCTTTCTAATTTCTCAAAGAGACTCTTTCTGTTTTCCATATCTAGCTTGAGTAGTTGTATTGCGGTGTCTCTTGCAGAGTCTAGCTCCTTGTTCTCAGATAACTCTTTTTTTATATACCTAACTTCTCTTTCTGCTTTGTTTACAAGATATTTTGCCAGAACAGCACCTAGCACTCCACCACCTCCTAATCCAGCACCGCTATTCATTAATGCATCTATAATCTCACCACTCATATTTGGTTATTGTTTTTGGTTGTTATTTAATCGTTTAAATTTCACTTTTTACATTTGGTGTATATCCGTAATACGTCATAGTATAATTTTTTCTATTTTAATCTCTACATCTCCTACTTCGTAAGAAATATTATTTTTAATTAAATCTTGTTCCGCTTCTATATCAAAACAGGGTTTATCATCTGTCGATAAAAAAGTTTGCCAAACTTTATTGAATCCCTCAGCTTTTATTGTAGCTTCAACTTTTACGATAAGAGCTTTCATTATATTGAATTTAAATATGCATTAAAAGAATTTGATAACTGGGTTACGTATGGAGACAAATCACCTCCTGCAAAAAACAAAGAACCCCTTGCGCCATTTGATACAATTGGCGAGGCTCGATTAACACCTAAAAATCTAACCGTATAATTAGAAGGAATAGCTGTACTTGCTGCTGTTTTGGTTGCGCTCAAACTATTATCTGTCCACAACTTAAACTGACTACTATTAGAGCGAGTTATTGTAGCTAAATAGTTTTCTTCTTTAGAAAACGAGCCAACAGAGTTGAAACTTGAATTTAACGCAGCATCTATAGATCCATCATCATCGTTTCTTATCCATATTCTGTTTGGATTTTCATCTATTCCCGTAAAATACAGATTAGCCCCCACAATAATATAAACGCCCACACTAGCACTGTTTAATGCATAATTAACGCCATCATCTGTCGGTTGGTAGTTTGTGTCTATCGAACCCGTAGATGTTGCTGTATAACCCACGTTAGCGGCAAATGTCGGAGCATTTACTTCTGTAGCATCCAGAGAGCCATCTGCTTTTATCCATTCTGTTTTTGCCTGAATACTATCTTCTGCTGCATAAATCTGCATTACATCTAGAATGCTCCATATATCTGCGCTTCCTGTGTTTCCAATTCCCTTTAAATCTAAAACCAATTGGTTTATAATTACTTGCCTTTTTTGGCTAGGAGTGCTTCCGTTAGTTGACATTCTTGCTATTATAGCAGCCGAATCTGATGTTCCTCCAGAAACGAAAGGAACCCAAGCTCCTGGTAAAGCGAAGTTGTTAAGTGTTCCATTGTTTCCGTTACCGCTAGAATCTACGGCTGTTGTCGCTGTACCTGTTTCATTTAGCTCATAAACTAATTTTGTTCCTGTAAAAATATTTTCTGGCTTCTGACCAGACCCATTATTATAAATTGCTGTTGCTGCTGCGTCTGCTACTGCGTCTGAGGCAAACGCTGTGTTTGCCTGTACAACTTGGTCTACTATTCCATTATAAAAATCAGAAGTTTGTGTTGGGTTTTTTCCTAAAGTATCGCTAGGGTAGTTTACTGATGATGCTGATGCTTCAAATTGCCCATCTGCGTACAGCCTAATATTTGTTCCTGTATTCAATATGGCTATGTTATGCCAGTTATTATCTCCGTATGTAATTTTAGTAAACGAATGGTCACCTATTCCACTATTGTTCAATCTAATTCTGTTGGATGTTAAAAACTGAATATAACTACTTATATCCTTGCCCCAAAAATACATCGACCCGCCTGTTGTTCTAATCCAAAAAGAAAGTGATATATCACCAACAGAGCTAGTTGATGTAAAAGTAACATTATCATTTACACCATCAAACTTTAGCGCATTTCCAAAGGCAAAGGGAGTGTGAGGAACCCAAGCTCCTGGTAAAGTAAAGTTATTTAATGTTGCATTGTTTCCGTTGCCGCTTGAATCTACGGCTGTTGTTGCTGTTGTTGTTTCGTTGAAATGGTAATGTTGTTCTAGTGATGCAATGACTTCTGATGTGTCTACTCCATTTCCAGAGTTATATAGACTAACAGCGTTTGCGGTTGTTGCTGTTATTCCTACTCCTGCCTTGTAGCCAAATTCATCTAAAACGCCTTCAAATCTATCTGCATTCATAGATCCAATTTTTACAAATTTATAATCTGTGTCTACTGACCTGACGCTATAATCTGCTTCATTTAATTCTATTACGCCATCTAACCATATAGTAATATTTCCTTGATACGCATTAGGTGAACCTTTCTTTATAAGGCATAACATATGATGCCATTGTCCATCTGCAACAGTTGTTGTGCCTTGTTCCATTACCCTGCTGCCATTGTAGTGCATTGCAGCTACTTTTCCGTTATTTATTCCGATACTGCACAACCATCCACCAGCCTCTCCTAATATCGGATTTTTAACATATAGACTACTACCTGTATTCGAGGTTTTAAACCAAGTTGAAAGTATAATATTATTTGAAGTAGAACTATTTAGCGAAGCTCCAGATAGAAAATCATTTGCGCCATCAAATTCCAACGCATTTCCAAAGTTATAGGGTGCTACAAACGCAGAACCGCCTCCCCTTATCTTGTTATACGGGCTTACTCCCGATGCTGATAGAAACGGCATTATCTGTAGACTATTACGGAACCAGAAGTAAGTGTTATATTTTGAAATAACTCTCCTTGAGGTGCTGTTATTAAAGCTCCTTGTTTAAGCGTGTATGTTCCTAATGATTGAGCAACAAGGTAATTTACTCCTGTAGCTGCCGTTGAACCATCGCCCCCAGCTATTAAAGCTATTACAGTATCCTCTTGAACTATAAATGCATATGCATTAAGTGATGTGTGAGCAGTAGACGCAACCAAGTACTTACTACCAAATATTCCTACTAATCTATCTTGACCTATTCCTTTACTTGTGCTTGACATGTTGTATTGTTTTTTTTTATGAGTAATTTTGAATTATAGAACCATATACAGCTCCTGCAAGAAATTCGAATGTTATGACATCTACCTTTCCTATTGAATTAGTTATAGTAGGAGAACTTCCTCCAGCCCATTTTATAGGTGCGCCACCAGAATCTATCCAACTAGGTATAGAAGTAGCGGCTGTTGTATTAGTAAGGAATAGTTTTGAAGTTGTACCTGAAGGCATAACTGTTACAGTAACAGAAGATATCGGAGCACTAGCGTTTAAAGAAGCAAAAGAACCATTACCAGGATTAAATATAGTACCTGCTTGAGTAGGTGATACAACCTGAAGAAGGTTTGTTATTAAGGTCACTCCAGCTATAGATCCAGTCATTGTACCCCCAGTTTTTGGAAGTGCTGCACTAGCCGTTGTAGTTGTTGTTGTGAGAACAGCGTTTCTAGCAGCAACATCTACACCATCAAAAGTAGAGTTTGTAGTGATAGCACCCGTCATTGCTCCACCTGACTTAGGTAAAGCTGCATTAGCTGTTGTGGTTGTCGTGGTAAGGACAGCGTTTCTAACAGAAACATTTACGCCATCAAACGTGCTATTAGTAGTTATAGGCCCAGTCATTGCACCACCAGACTTAGGTAATGCATTTGTAGCAAGAGCTCCTTGTGTAGCAGTAGCATAATCAGTAGTATCAAAAGCCTTAACCTGTGCAAGATTAGTAATCTCACTGTCCATCAAAGCACCAGCGGCTGTTACATTTGCAGCGTCCGTTACATCAGCATTACTTTCTATTGTATCTAGCTTAGTACCATCAGCAGACACATCTCTTCCGTCTACAGTTTGCGATCCCGACATTGTAATATTGCCAGTCATTTGACCGCCAGCAAGTGGAAGGAAGTTAGTAACCGTTGATGACCATACGGCAGCACTTCCAGTTGATGTTAATACTGTGCCAACGCTTCCTACGGATGTTAATCCTGTACCACCCTTACCGACAGGTACTGTACCTAAAATAAGGACTACATCTGAATTAGTTCCACTATTTGATAGGGGGGTTGTTGCTGTAAGTGATGAAACTCCAACATCATTGCCCTGTCCCAGTCCTAGTATGGCTCCTGCCGTAACTCTTTTTGTTGTGTCATCAACACTGTCGATAATTAAAAATTCATCTTCCCTTTTAGGACTAGCCTTTAATGGATATGTATAATTTATTGCCATGTTATTTGGTTTTTAGTTTCTTTTGTACTGTCTTTGACAGCTCTTTTGCGTGAAATAGGTACTTACTACTAGCCGTATGTGTTTTACCACTCATTAGCTTACCCTTAGCGTCTTTATGTGTGTTACTACCCTTGTAAAGCGTACCGTCTTTCTTGTAATGTGCAACTCCTTTCATGTCTTTTGTTATTTCTTACCTTCTCTCTTAGTTCCGTTACCGTCATTCCCTCTGTTGGCGTTTACGGACTTAAACTTTCCATCCTTATGGTCGTAATCTTTACCTAATAGCCATAGCTTACCAAACTTATTCTCCGCATCCCTACGCTTTCTGTAGTTCTCAGACTTCTTGTTCCTTCTGTCTGGTGTCAGAGCTATCTTTAAATCCCTAGCAGCTTTATCCTTTGCAGCTTTAGGGCTTAACTTCTGCTTACTTGCCATATCTATATTTTATCTTAATAAAATCTATACTTAAAAACGCACACGATTCTATACTATAACATACTTACATACTATATAGATATTTTACATTCCTAAGGTATTTATATGGTCTTTAATTTTGTGCCAATAGCCTGTTACTCTTTATAACTTACACCCTATTGTCACATTTTGAGATTTCAGTCTTTATCTACTAATTAATTTACATATTAAGCCAGTCTTAAGGACATATATTTTATATATGTTTTATTGGGGTGCGTTAATTAGGTAGGACATCAGATATAGGGTGATATGGGGTTATAGCCCGATTACAGAAAAAAATTTCCAAAAGGAAAACCATTCCAAAATGACCCACCCCCCGTTGATTTTCCACAGAATCCCGTATATATAGCGGGTTTTCAGTCGGTTACAGCAGTAGCCTCAAGTTTTCCTACAACTATTACTAGCAATGTTAGTGTTTTGTTTCAATCAGCTAACTACACTAGCATTCACCCTTAGTTTGTTACAAGATTTGTAATAATTTGCCTTTAGTTTGTGACAAGATTTGATATGATAAGCTACTGTATTCATTAGGTATCACTCACTACTACTGTTAGGTGTGACTAACTTATTGTATTAGCTGAGGTTAATTGATTGTGTTAGCTATTGTGAACTACTGCATAACCTCACCACATCTTCTCAACTTCATTTAATCCGATAAAGAAACATTCACTCTTAACTGTGCGTTACTAAGATATCTTATGTGTAGTGTATATAGGGTGTACATAAGCCATTTACAGCGCTATTAAGAGGCGTTTACGTTGTCTACTATATATATATGTATATATGGTTAATTGAGTCTGTTAATTAGCTTGTATTGATGTCAACGTGTTTACTAGGCTGTAGAGCATAATATGTTAACAAACGTTAAATTGTTGTTAAATTGTCGTTAGTAAGTATTGTCAGTTATAAACAAAAAACTACTATTGTCTTGCCATTGAGAAATGGGGGTGCTACATACTACTGCTGAGAAGCGGCATTGCGCTTGGGTGAGTCACACTCTTCTTGTTGACTAGCAGCTATAAGGCACTAAGCCGAATGACAGCTGTTAGTATGTACGAGACAAGGACAATACAACGGGGCTGGCTCGCATGGAATTTCTGTGCGGGCTTTTGTTGGTGAAAACAATTATTAATTAATAAAAAAAAGTTATGAAATGTTCAATTATTAAAAAAAGAGATGGTCAGATGTGGCAAGTTGAATTTGATGAATTTGACACAATAGGTGATGCAAGAGTTAAACTATCTGACATAAAGGACAATCTAGCTGAAGTGATTTGGGGGTGTTATGACGATATCCTCTTGTACGATGTGTATACCTATAAAATAGTGAAGACATCAAGTATTAAATACGACCATAGCTATGGTTATAATGATTATATTACCTACTAAAACAAAAAACAGTTATGATTACAAAAATAGAAATACAAGCGAAGGAATGGTTCGACAAAATGAATGGTAACAGCTACTTTTCAGGAACAATTCAAGTAGATGATAAAGAGTACTTAATGTCGTTTCAATATGGATATGGTGAGCAGTACGAAGAACAAGCAAAGAAGTTGTTAACGGAATTTAACGTCATATCTTGCGAATATGGTCAGAATTTAAGAAGGTATTGTTTAGACAATGGTATTGAGTATGGTGCATTAATTCGAACCGACTGCAAGGAAAAAGAATTAAGAGAAATAGAAAGTAAGTACAATTTAAACTTAATTTAATAATCACTAAAAATAAAGAGCGCCAATGGTTTATGCGAGTTCGATTCTCGCAGTGCTACTAATCTAAAAAAAAATAGTTATGAAAAGTACAACAGTAATGAACCTTTTGACAGAAGAAAAACAAACATTCTATAACGGATATGATTTAAAAACAAATTTAATATCTGCTATAATATTTGCGACGGAAGACAGCAGAAAGATACTTAACGATGAGTACAGAACGGCTATTACTTCTACCGCTAAACCTGAATACATAACAAGTAAAGATGGGAGTATTAAAG